ACATTATCGATAAACTCTTTTTTAGTTGCTGGATCATTTTTAAATGCACCACGTAACACTGTAGTTTGTGTTAAACTACTATGTGCTTTGATGCCTCTATTTTCACAACAACCGTGTGTGGCTTGTACATAAACACCAACATTTTCACTGCCTGTATGTTTCTGAATTTCATCAGCAATCATAACATTTAGTTCTTCTTGTAGTGTTCCACGCATAGCACACCATTGAGCAATACGTGTGTATTTACTCAAACCTAGCAACTTAGGACCAGCAATAATACCAATGTATGCTACACCTTTTACTGTTTGGTGATGATGCGAACATAAACTTGTAAGTTCACTTCGCACAACCAACATACCTTCATAACCTTCACCTTCATTTACATAATTAGGAAAAGCATTAGGCGCTGGCATTGGATTATATCTACCAGACATAATCTCATTGACATACATTTTTGCCATACGTCTACCAGTATCAATACTGTTAGGATCGTTTTCAGTATCAATAATAAGTGTTTTTAAAACATCTTCAAACTTATAAGCAAGTTCGTTCTTGATCTCTTCAAGTTCCCACTCGCTTACGTGTTCGCTGATATTATCATTTGCATAGAAACGCACGTTATTTTTTTTAAGTCTTTCACGTACAACTTGACTTACTTTTACTTCTTCTGTCATTTAATTCTCCGAGTTATAGACGAGGATGTCTATTGTTTATAGTAACACTATTTAGATCTTTTGTCAACTAAAATGTTCATTTAACATTTCGATACGGTCTGTTGCCGCAGCCATTTTATCAAGTTCTTCTTGAATAGCTTCAACAATATCGCTATGTTCACCAATACCTACTGCTTGATGCATATACACCAAGATGTTTGTTTTTGCTCTTTCAAGCTCACCTTCGGCGTGCATTCTTGCAGCCTTTACTAGTTGTTCACGCATCTTTTTTCTCCTTTAATGCCTGTCTTTTGTTATACTCGTCTAGTTTAACACGATATTCGTCTTCTGTCAAACTATGCCAACCGATACATCTACCTGTTGGCGATCTTCCACAACCGCAACTCATATTGTCTCCTTAATCATATTCCCAAGGAAAAACTATCCAAGTGTCTTTTTCGCTGGTATCTATTTCTTCCCAAACATAATTTACACCATCAAACTTGGTGTGTGTCTTTTCACACATTGTAGCAAAACGTACATTTTCGTCCCAAACTTCGTCCCACCCTTCACTATTTGGTAAACAACCTGCTTGCCAATCTTTCTTAATCCATTCAAATGTAGCGCCTGTGTCGTTGATGTCATCTACTATTAGTATTTGCTTTCGCATTTTAGGTTTGCATTTACCATCAAGATAACCGAATGCATCTTCAGCCATCCAGCAATTAGATTCTTGTGTAGCATTGTCACGTAATCTTACATCAAGAGCATAATGGTTACAATCGAGTAAATGACTTAACATAACACTCAGTGGCAGTCCACCTCTGTTTAGCCCTACAATATAGTCAGGACGAAACCCGCTTTTGTACATCATTAATGCAAGTTTATGAGCACATTTTTGTACATCTTCCCAAGAGTAATACTTTCTGCTTATTTTTTCCATTCGTCCATCTCTGTTTTTATTTCAGTAATTTGTTCATTTGCAATGCCTCTTGCCATAGACTGAACTTGTTCTAATAAATGTTTACAAGTTTCTTTGTCATATTCTTTATAACTAATTTCAGCAAATTCGTTGCGTACTCTATGTGCTTGGATACACAAATCTTTCATTGTATTAATGCGTTCTATCCATTGTTCTAAGCTATGTTGCATTTTTTTTATTGCCAACATAATCCTGATGTACCATATGATATATGCTTTTAAAGTTTTCATATACTTTTTGTAGTGCAGGATACTCATTACACATATCTTCTACTTTTGATACTTCGGGCATATAATCTTCAAAAATTACAGGAGTATTAATATCAATTGTAATTCCAGAATCCATATCAATTAAATCTTCAATTCCACTTGTATCAATGGTACTAATACTATCGGTTAAGGAAAATGTATAATCATTGCCTGTAAGTGGACTAGTAGTAACATTAGTTACTGACATTCCGGATTCGTCACAATCATCCAAAGTAATTGTTATTGTATTTTCTGCGTGATCACGCATTATAAGTACTCCATATTTTCCATATGCATTCTAAGATTTTCAATTGCTTCTAATACACCGGGCCAATCTTCGTTTTGAATCATTTCACGAGCATCTTTACAATCTTGTAGTAATTGAGGATTTTCTGGCCATTCTTGAATATTATCTAAAATATGTTTTGCTTGTTCTTCAAACCACATAATTCCTTCTAAAAATTCTCCATCATCTAAAAATTCAATAGCACGTAATACCCAATAATATAAATTATCAGTTCCTTCTAATTCACTCGAATGCATTTTTGCTCCTTTCTAATTTATATTGATCTAAACACATATCTTCTATATTTTTTTCTAATATAACCAAATCACTTAAATTATCAACTACACTAGAAACTGCATCACCAACTCTACGATCAGCTTCGATTATATTTAACTTTTTATTAGTAACTTGTTCCATAGTGCTGATTACCTCACGTACACTATATCCTACGTTACTACCAAGACATTCATATGGCGTATTTGCGGGACCACGTTCGATTCCGTTGACAATGGCACAAGCCAAATCAACAATATGAATATAATCGCGAATGCAAGTGCCATCCCTAGTAGCATAGTCCGTACCAAAGATCTTAATGTCTGGAATCTTGCCAGCAGCCACCATAGCAGCGACACGAATAAGATGGGTAGGAGTACCCAGTTGACGATGAACGCCGTCAGTACCAGATACGTTAAAAAATCTAAAGATGGTGTATCCATCTGCTTTCTCCTTGATTACATCTTCTGCTGCCACTTTACTCCTTGCATAAGGTGATTCCATTTCCCAAGCACTACTTGTACTAGCGAATAATATGTGTGGACAAGTTATTTTATTTAAAAGATTAAGTGTACCCATTACATTTACTCTATAGTATTCGCTTGGCTCCTTCATACTATCTGGTACTACACTACGTCCTGCTAAATGCACAACAGCATCATAAATGCCGCCTACATATTGCCCAGTAACATCAACATTAGAAAATTCGTTACAGTATGCGGATACATCATTGTGTTCGCCGTGAATATTAATATCCCAGCCCACTACAAAGTGTCCACGTTGTTTAAGTAGTTTACAAACGTGACTTCCTATGTATCCTGTTGCACCTGTAACTAAAACTTTCAATACTTTGTCTCCGCTACGTGATCTCTATAACGATTGCTGTCTCTACGCCACTTTTCACCGTTGCCTTGCATAATATCAATGTAACGATCAATAGTTGCACTAGTCCAATTACTGATTGCACCTAAGTCTTTGTGCGGAGAATCTAGCAATGGCTGTAGTTTGTTAACTGCATCTGTAACACTCCAAGGCACATACATTCTTGTATGATCGTTTGCAAATATCTCAGGAAAACTTCTATATGCAGGAAACAATACATTACAACCTAATGCATCTGCTTCACTTACTGTATTACTTGTCCAATCTTGCAATGCACAATTAAACAAAACTTTACTATGATTTACAATATGATAGTAATCATTCTTTTTTAAGTTTTCATAAATTTTTAAGCAACCTGCTTTTTCAAGAGCTCTTGCTCTATCAATATATTTTTGATTATTACTTCTTAATGGACCACCTTGTAGAATAGCAAACTCAATGTTTTCGTCATTAAGTTGTTCAGCAATATCCATAAAAAAGTCTGGCTGTTTTTCTTGATCAAAACGTGCTGCAAAAACAACACGATTCTCACGTTCATCCCAAGGCTTAATTTCGCCTACTCTAAGTTGCACTTCTGTTTTATCAAATGCAAGTCCGCTAATGTTGTAAATAGGTGCTTTCCAGTTTGCTATTTTCATATGTGCAACCATTTCTTCATTACTTGCTAATACACCAGTAACAAACTCGTTGCACATTTCTTCATACAAACTCATCCATTTACCCATACCCCAAACGTGTACAAAGTCATCTGGGTCTACTGCCTGTGCCAAACAACGTATCCAAACTTGTGGCTGTTGTTCTGCTGGAATCTGATCCATAATGTAAGGCAACGACTCCATACCAGGCTGAAACATATCTTCAAAGAAAATAACATCTTCACCTGTCACTTCGCCGTTACGCATCATTTGCACCAAGTTCATCATTTGCGACATAGCAAAGTAGGAACGGCCGTGTGCATCTAACACCTGGCCTACTTGTATTGCTTTTGTATTATCAATAGTTGTACCAGGTACACTTACCCAGTCAATGTTTCGACGCTGGAAAGTACGCCTACTCCATTCTTCTAGCTGTAGTGTGTACCTGCCTTCATAAGGCTCTAAGCCCATATAAAACAGTTTACGCATTAATTACGTCCTTTATTCCGATTCTTAGCTCGGATCCAATTTTTATACTTTGTAAAAGCTCCCCATACACGAGCATCTTTTTTGTATAAATCTGCTTCATTAAATGGATAGCCTTCTGTACGACAAAAATCGTGCAGCTCGTCTAAGTCGTTAAAAATTTTAGTTACTACCGGATTCTTGATAGTCATTGTACCTTATTCCTTATCCTGGGTATACAATTTGACAGCCGTTTTCGCCATCTTCGGCGACATCAATAACAACAAACCGGCCGGGATATTTGTCGTTAATCTTTTGATACAAGTCATCTGCGATCATCTCACAGCTCTTGTAGTCTAGTTGTAGGATATCACCTACATACAATGATTCTAACCAACGCTTGAATTGAATAAATTCAATGTCTCTATCGTTGTGTGTTACTTGAATTTGTACTTTAAAATGAAATGTATGACGATGTGGGTATCCTAAGAAACTTACATCATATTCGTCACCTGTTGCCAGCGCAGGATCGTCAAGTGCTGCTGGATACTTGTGAATACCTTCTTTAGTAAAGGTTACCCAAATACTTCTTTTTGCATTTTCTAATCTATTTGTAATACTCAATTTAGCGTCCTCTTCTCTCATTCGACGTTTCATATATTCATAATAACGTTCTTGTTCCATAATGTCAACCTATGATTTCGTCTGTAGTGTATTTAGACCAATCAGTAAAAACGGCTTTCTCTTTTAGATCGTGCATCCTATGCACCCATACACCTGGATTAGTGCTATCAAAATCTCTGTCATCTAATTTTAGACAAGCATTGTATCCTAATTGACTAATGTATGGTAATTTTACACTAATCATTGGAATAAATCTATTGTATTCAGTAAAACCGCTTTCAAGTAATCCTTCGACTTGTTTAACATCAATATCTAATGTAACCCAATATCCTTGACTTAACAAAGGAAGTATCATATCTTCCCAAGGTTTCCACTGGCTTAATGTATTGCTTGTGACATCAAAACTCATATTAGCACCACAGTATATATGTTTACAACCAAACTTATCTGCTGTACTCATAATTTCGTCTATATTTTTTACACCTACTACAAAAAGTGTTTTCTTTCCAAACTGCGGAGTGTGTTCTACTTCTGTACCTATAAACATAGTTACATCTTCTTTTACACCTTGATCGTATACTCTTTTCATTGTTTTTTTACCTGATATATTTCATTCCAAGTGTTCCAACGTTTTTTTACATATTCGTTGATTTCTGCATCTGGATAATTTTTTTCTTTCATATTAGCAATAATTTTATCCAAATCTTCTACCGCCATTTCTAAAGTAGTTATACGCAGTTCTTTTTCAGTGATATCCATTTACATATACACCTTGTTCTACCAATTGTTTTTCAATTCTATAAATCTCATCTTTTAACCAAAGTTTTTCAGTTTTCAATCTTCTTAATTCTTCTGTAATATGATGAGTATACAGTTTTTGTATTTCTATGTCAAGTTCTTTATGTTTTTTTCTTAATTCGTCTAAGTGCGCTTTTAATTTTCCAACATCTGACATTTAAGTCTCCTCAAATAGTTCTCCAAACTTAGTGCTGGCATTTACTGTTTTCTTACCAACATTAAGTCTTGTACCAATTACTTGCATCCAGAACTTTGAATATTTAGTGATTAGATCTAAACTTTTTTGTCTATCTTTAAGACTAAAAATTTCATCTACAACTTGTTTAAATTCAATACGTTCAAAACGCTCATCGATTAACATATATGGATATTGTCCTGTATCATAACGTTCATTTGCTCGTTGTGTACTTTCTATATGCGTCCATACATTGTGGCCCATTTGTAATGCATAACTAAATGAGTCCCAAGAAGTTTTACCTTCCTTTCCAATTTTATTTACATCGCCTGGTTTGTAATAACAAATATCACTTACTTTGCAATGTTTACTAATAGGCGAATCTTCAAACGCTTTTAGTATTCCGTCTGTTTCTACCACATCTTTAAATAATCTACTATCTGTGGCATACTTTTTATCATCTGCACCCGGCGCCATCATATAGCTCCACTTACCGCGATCTTCAATACGTATAGTATGATACACTTGTCCATTTGCAGTTGCTAAAAAAGGGCTTGCACAGTCATATGTAATCATAAAGTTTTTATTATGATACTTACGCACTGCACGTTGAATATCTGTTAGCAACACAGCCCATTCTAATTTACTTGTACCCAAGAAGTGCATTACATCGTGTACACCTTCTTCTAATAATCCATCGTGTATTTGATGAACAAGTCTACGCAAAATTAGATCAACATCGCACATATTTTGTCCACCCATTGCCCATCCATCAAAGTGTGTTTCTGGGTATTTTGCAGGATCACAATAGTCTTTGAATTCTTCATACCAACTGTCTGCATCAGCGTGATTGCTGCCTTGCAACACGTTTAGCACTTTGAAGTTGCCACGTCTATTAGCCATATAGTATTTTGCATTAATGTGTGTTGCATCTACAGCATCTTGATAACTGTGAATGTTTGCTGCTTTTGCTGCTTTAGGATCTTGGAATGTCCAAGTTGGAATATCCAACATCATTCCGTAGTCCATATACTCTTCCATCCAGTTTACAACCAGTTCACGCTTTTTGGCAGCTTTTGGACAATTTGGATTAGTCCAGTCGCCTTCCCAAAGTCCTTTAGCAATTTGAAAACCACCAGAGTCGCCTAACAACCAACTATTTTCTCTATCTCGGTTTCGCAACATATCTTCTTTTTCAACGTGCTTATTTACATCTAAGTCTGCGTGTCCTGCAGAATAGAGCGCCCATTTATAGTGGAACGCTCCTTCTTTAGAGTTCAAAAAGTTAAGACCTTCTACACCATTTAAGCCAGCTGGAACACGATTGTAATCAACGTATTCGCCATAACGTTGTTTGCCTACAAACGTAGCATAAAAGCCACTTATACTAGGCAAAAATACAGCATAATCATTTTGTGTTTCAGTAAGATTTGTTTTCATTATTTTTGTTGTGCTGGAAGGATATAGTCGTATGTTGCCATACCGCTGTCTACGCTAATCTTCATAGCGCCTTGATCTGTAATACTCATTGTTTTGTCGCCATCTAAATTCAAAATAGCAAGTGTTTGTGCCACAGGCCAAGCCCAAGTATGTGTTAATGAACCTGTAATGCCGTATTCAAAAGTAAATGTACCTGCGTGTGTAGCTTCGTCTCCAAAGTAAAAGTTTAAATTACCGTCTTCTGTTTTTACTTGAAATACTGTTTCTTCGCTGTGTGCGCCAGACATAAGTTTCATACGTTCAATTGCTGCCATATTAGGCTGAATCTCTACGTCATATGTGTTAACTTTAAATTTAACGCTTTTTAGTTTTTCTTCAATGATTGCTTTGTTCATAAAGCGATAATCATTTTCAAAATCGCCTGCTTTGTTTTCAAAATGAATATGTGTTGGCATAACTTCGCCGTTGCGCTCGGCTTGCACAACTTCAATTTTTGCTTCATCTTTGTACTCTGGATTCTTTAAATGATAATCCAGTTTGCCTAAATCTGGCATACCAAATGTACCAACAAATTCTCCAACCGGTGAATGTGTTGTTGCAGTCATAATTACACTACGATCATCAGCCATACTATCAATTTGAGTATCGTCTTCTGCTGTAACCTTCAATGTAGTAATAAAACCTAATCTGTGTGTATGACTCACAATGTCTTGTAGAATATCTTGCATAGTGTTCTCCTGTATCGTTGTATTATACTAAATTTTGCCTTAGTTGTCAAGTAATTGTTTTAGTTTTGTGTTGTAATACACTGCCGCTGACAGTGTATTTAGATTAATATTTTTTTCTGCTGCCATTTTTAATAGCGCACTTGTGTCTTTGGGAAAGCAATGGCCTCCCCAGCCTCTGATACCATCTTCTGGATATACATAGGTATGACTATCAGATATGCGATCATCTGATGCTACTCCTGCTCGGACTTGATTAAAGTTTATATTATGTCCTTCACAGAAATCGTATATTTCGTTAAAGAAACTAACTTTAGTTGCTAAAAATGCATTACGAAAATATTTTATTGCAATAGCTTCTTCTGGCTTAACAATAGCTAACTGCATCTTAGACCAATTGTAACTATATTGGTCTCTCCAATAATCTGTATCACCACTTAAAATAACACTGTCGAGATGTTTAACATCGTTCATAAAGTTTGCAGCCCGTAAAAACTCTGGACTAAAACATAATCTATGATTAGGAAATTTTTCCTTTAAACTGTGCCATCCGTCTAAACTTATTGTGCTTTTAATCATTATTGGCGTATAATCGGGTATTTTAGATACAACATCAAAAACTGCACTCATATCGCAAGTACCATCATCTGCTGGCGGCGTTGGTACACAAATAATAACAGCACTTGTATTTTCTAAGTCGGCGTGCATATTTTTTGGAGGATCGTATATTAAAATTTCTCGCCTATGACCTGTAAATAATAGTTCGTGTGCTTTGCCTACAAATCCATACCCTGCTATAATCATCCTGCTAACTTTGCCTCCTGAAAGTAACTTAATCTTTCCCACGTGTCTCGCCAATCTTTTACATTAAAACAACGATTTTTGTCTAGTTTTACTGCAAGCGGCCAATCGTTGCCTCCTGGAGATACTTTATCACCAAAGAAGTAAATTTTATCATCGTTGTTAAAATCATCAAGTATTTGACTTTTATCTGCGCCTTTATTGTAAATGTCTATTCCAGTTTCCCCACCAACAGTAGCAGTAATATCTGGAAATTTCATATTAATTTCTAGTGAAATACTTTCACGTTCTTTGTTTGCTAAATCGTGTTTAATATATAGTTTTCGTTGTTGTAAATTACAATTGCGTCCTATTATACTAAAATTAATAGTTCCTGTGCGTTCTTCAATATGATTACCAGTACGCAAAGGAAATGGACTTGCCTGCAACCATCCCTCCATAAGATTATATAATTCTTTAGGAGCTGAAAAATTCTTACTATTCACACGTTTGCCCTTGAACCATACATCGTTACCACTACAATTGTAACACGTAACTACCGACTCGGTAATATCTTTTCCTAATTGTTCTACAGTTTTTGCATAATCACTTCCGGTAACTAGCCAAACTTTGTTGTGTGCCATAAATGATTTAAAAAACTCTTTAAATTCTGGATCTATTTTTTGTCTACTTGGTGTAAGTGTGCCATCAACATCGAATATAAATTTATTCATCTGTCACATACCCTTCTTCTTAAATCACTTGTGCTAAAACGGTGTTCACGTCTATTAAAGTGTACTTCAATTCCTCTTGCGGCACAAGTAGCTCTACCAGTAAATTCTTTTTCTCTATATTCTTCGCCTAAGAATCTAACATCTATTTGAAACAGTTCTAGTATGTCTATCAAGTCTTCCTCTGTTTGATACGGAACAATTTCATCTACAAATTTAAGTCCATTAAGTTGTGCATAACGTTCTACCATTGTTTGTACAGGCTTATTTTTTGTATCAGGTCTATCAATTGTAGGATCACTTTGCAGTCCTACAATAAGATAATCGCAATTTGCCTTTGCTTCACGCAACATACCAATATGTCCTGCGTGTAACAAATCAAAAGTACTACAAGTAAATCCTACTTTCATTTGTGTCTCTTTCCGTCAAATACACACGTAAACTCTAATGCAGTGTCGCTTGTGTTATGTACTCTATGAAATACATTATCGTGTATTAATACAGTACTGCCAGCTTTTACTTTGATGTCATCGCCATCAAGTGACATTTTGCCTTCACCCTTTGTAAAGATATATACTTCTTCTTGGCCGGCGTGCATATGTCCTGTTGTACTTTGTTTTGCATTTAACCTAGTAGTGCTTACTACTAAGTTGGTAAGTTCAGTGTTGTCTACTACACGATATCTTTTGTCATCTTTAATAATGTCGCCAGCAATTTGGAAATTATCACCTGCTTTTAATCGTGACTTATATCGTCGTTTGTTGATAGCTTCTGTAGTCATTTGTATTAATTCCATTCAAATAAATTATTAAATGTTGTTTTTTGTTTTGTGCTTTCTAAATCATATTTCAACACGCCAATCAAGTTGTCTAGTTTGTTGTCAATAATAACTTCTTCCATTGCATCGCCATCAAATGGCAGTTCCTTGAACCATTCTGGAATACGTAATTCGTCTGTTGGATATGCTACACTTGTATACCCCAGTGGATTCTGTTTTAGTTTGCAAACAATAACTTTCATACCATCTACAATCTCTTGTGAATACTTGTCGCCGTTCATACGTTTAAGTGTATTCCAATTGATACTTGCTCTTACGTGTCCAGGCATATTTGCTTTACCTTGCTTTTCTTCAAGACGTTGATAGTGTCCAATCTTATTTGCACGTTTGGGTGAACCTTTTTCAAAACCCGGACGTTCTTTAAACTCACGCCTAAACTCACTAATACTTTCTAATAGATTTTTTTCATCTTCTAGTCCTAATACCCTATCAAGCAATGTTTTCAAATAGTCTTGCATAAACACAGGGGTATCACTGCGTTTCAAGTCCAAGCCCATTGCCTTAACTTTACCTAAACTACCTTCTTTGTCTTTTCTATCGCCTTCTAAGTCATAAACACGCACTGCATAACGTTTCTTTGTAATAAACAAGCCTGTGTCTGCAACAACTTCTCTTGCTGCTGCAATCACTTCACTGCGTGGACGTGGACAATGGAAGGCTTCACGCATAAAGTCTGGGAAAGTTGTGTTTGCTTGTTCGCATAATTGATCATACAGCGTAATAACATTGTCTTTGCCCCACGGAATACTACCTGTAGCAATTTCATCTTTTAATACAGGATATGCACTAAAATAAACAGAATCTGTATCGCCGTATATAATAGCTTTACCGACGTGATTATATTCACCGGTAATAATCTTATTCACTTCTGCACTCATATGTTTTGCAATACATCTACCTGTTAGTGTTGTACTCTGTCCGATACGTTTATCAAAAAATCTACAACCTGGATTAAGAATAGCACCATACAAACTGTTCAAGTTAATCTTTTTAACAAGTTGTCTTTTATCCCAAAACGCTATTTCTGTGCTATTGTTTGCATCAATGGCTTTGCGCATTTTTGCTTGTAGTTCTTTACGTTCAGCATACCAACGTTTTAGTAACCCTGGAACAACACCTTCAACTTCTGTAGTAAAAATTGTACCATTAGCACTAAGCATCCAAGGTTGATTACTGTCAAAAATTAGTTTCCAAATCTCTGCACCACTTAGTACGTGACTGGTGCCATCTTCCAAGTCCAAGTGCAACGATACATCTTTGCGTTGTTCCATTACAGCATCATATTCTAGCGTAGCAAACTTGCCTTCCCAAGCACCTGCAAAACTTTTCTTTTCTAGTGTAGTTGCATTGTGCAAAAACTCATCTGTTAATACTGGACGAATCTGTCCTACAATAGTTTCCGGCGCCATATTCAATGCACGAATAATACTTGGATACAGACTGTTTAAGTCCATTGAACCAATCCACTCGTGTACGCCTTTTTTTGGAAATGCAACATAAGCGCCTGCTGCTGCTGTGTTGCCTTCGTGATTCATTCTGTTAGGCACCTGCATACCACGCCTGTGTGCTTCGTTAACAATAGCTTGCTCTGTAACTGCAACTGCACCTGCTGTTGTTTGTAATAGCACTGTGTTGTCGTGCGCAATTTCATTTGCAAGATCAATAAAACGTAGTTTCTTATCAAGTTTGTCTAGCAGTGCAACGTCTTGTCTGTTGTATTCAATAAACTTTTCAAAGTCGTTGTTGTAAAGCTGATCAAGTGTGCCTTCATACACAGTCTTGTTCTCGCCTACTTCCATTTCACCAATAGCGTCTAGTCTATATGTGTGACGTTCTTCATATGTGTACTTGCGATACAAGTTAAGATAGTCCATATGTACTCTTCCGATAGTATCATACGTTTCACTTGTCTTGCCAAACTTTTCATATTCTCTACGCTTAGGCAACTGCCCCCATAAACAGAAACGTCTGGTATCATCTTTGCTTAATACACGTTGTATTCTATTAACAGTGTATGGAACGTCATAGCCTTCGCTGTTCCAACCACTATGAATATCAGCATCCTCAATTAGGTCAAGAAATGCTTCCAGCATATCTCCTTCACCTTGTTTGCTATTCGGATATAATATACAAGTATCGCCCCAGCGTTCTTTACACATTGCCCTTGCTTCTTCAATTGGCAACCCTTTGGGAGGCATAGCAACTGTAATTAACATATCTAACCATTGCAAATGTACTGTAATAGCAGTAATAGGCATAAATGGATCTTCAACTGGAGCAAATCCACGTTCTGGATCAAAGTCAGTTTCAATATCCCAAAACGCCACATTCAACTTTGGTGCATCTTGGTTCAAGTAATTTTCACTTAAACATTGAAATATAGGATTTACATCCGATTCAAACATATTCTTGCCTTTATTAATAGCAAGTTCTTTTCGAAAGTCTTTTGTGTTTTTACATACTACACGTTGTAACGGATCACCGAAGATGCTTTTGTATTTGCCACGTGGATCTTCATAGTACCAAGTGTATTTGGCTTGATATTCATTATAAAGTCGCTTTCCGTCTTTGCGTTCTACTGCACGAATAATATCAGCGTCTCTATCAAAAAATGCATCTACATATGGCATTTATATTCCTTTTTTTTATATTATAGCACAAAGAGCTGTACAAGAGCAATCGAATTCATTACAACAAACCAAGCACATAATACAATGGCAAATCCTGCTTTGCGAATTATTGTACTAACCACACCAAGTATGCTACCTACTAGATACAACGGAATAAAAATCTTTGTTGCAGGATCTAATACTGTTACTGTAAGAATTGCACTCGCAGAAACTAGCAATATAGTTTCAACTAGTTCGCAATAGAATGCAACGGGAGAAAGTCTATAGCTTTCTTTAAAGAAGTTTATTATTTTATTCATTTTTATCGTAACCTGTAGTAGCTACGATTGTTTCCAGATCTTCAAATTCATCTGATACTCTACTCCAGTCACGCTTTTGTGCAACTTTTATTGCTTTATTAATAAGACTTGGCTTTACATCTAGTTCTTCTGCAACTGCTTTAACAGTTTCTTTTAGTCCGCCCTGCAGATCTTCAATTTCTTGTAATACAGTTACGCCTTCTTTTACCAGGCGTTCTAACTTGGCCTTTTCTTCAGGGCCATACACACGGTCACTCATATAGTACTCCTTAGTTATTTGTTTTATAATAATAGAATATTGTCAAAATGTCAAGCTTTAAATGACCCGTCTACGTGTTTATCTATATGCGCCAATATTTCATATCCTACAATTTCTGCTTTATATTCTTGGTGGTCACCTAAGTAAAGATACTTATATCCTTGTGACTTCATCCAAGCAGGAACGTGGTGACTAAAACGCCAACCAATACGCTTCCAAGGTTGTTCATAATTCCAAGCAAATTGTTGACTAAATCCTACTTTATCATTTGGATAGAGCAGTGTCTGCTCCCAAGCAATAAGTTTGTTATTTTCATACAAACAATTCCAAGCATAAAGATCGATATCATCTTGATATAAAGGATGTACACTTTCGAAATTTTTGTGTTTACAATATGTTACAAATACTTCTGAGGCTTCTTTTAGTGTAGGTCTTACAGATACAATATCCGGATCTAACTCATAGTCTATTTTAGATAAATCTATTCTACCGTACATAATACCCTAATCTTTGTTCTTTGAAATATGGCTCGATATCTTCGTACCAATCTTCGTAAGGATTATCTATCCATTGATATCCTTCGGTTACAAGCGATTCTTTATAACTTGTTGATGTATCTTGCCATATAGGTATATATTCATTCCATCTATCTTCTGATGTTCCATCTGGATTACCGCTAGGTCTAAAATGTAATTCTATAGGATTATTTTCTTTGTATTCTACATTTATTATAGGTATATCTATTGCTGCTAACGGTTCTGGTAGTACAGGTATACTATCACTTTTTTTCCATCTTGTAAACTTAATTACATTTGATTTATCATTCCAGCCTTGCCAATTATGCAAACATTTCCATTCATTGTCTTCTTTATAATATGTTGTTGAAAAATGTCTACCTTCAAAATACTCGCACCAAAAATATCCTGGAGGTACACTTGAAATATCACCCTTTTCTAAAACCTTTATTGTCGTACAAATACCCATTCCGCCTAAGTTATATATTGGTCTAATTACATATTCTTTTGTTGCTGGAATTTCTGTAGCACCTGGACCACAACTGTAGCCCATTGTTTCGGCTAGGTATAATTTGTTCCACCACTTATGTAAGTGTGGAAGTTTTTTGTAAAGTTCTCGTTCTTCTAAATCGTAAACATCAATAGTTTTTTTTTAATTGAAT